TCAAAAGATTCTTGATCGGGAAAGCCCAAACGCTTCAAAGATTCCTGACCTCCAACCAACTCGTCATAGTCGGGCTGAACCGAGTATGTAATCTGACCAGCCAAGCTGCGCTGATTAGCTTCTGCTAGCTCCGCCACCATCTTGTAGGTGTTGAGCGGCAGAGACACACTGGTGTACTTCCTCGGCCCTGTGTCCATGTTGGAAATTGTCTTGTATGTCCACTTACTTGGCACTAATCGCCTCCATGTGAAAGATTTCTTTTGTTGTTCTACAATGCAAAGTGTTGCAACGTCAAGAAGTATTTGCGCCCACATCAGGGCGTAAGCTCTAGCCACTGCCGCACCTCTTCGCCCAGCGACTTCGCAGACAGTTTTATCTTGTCCTGTAGATTCTCCACGATGTGCTTGTCCACTGTTCCTGGTGATATCAAATCGACATATGTAACGTGGTTGTTCTGCCCGATACGATGACACCGATCCTCGGATTGTATGCGACTCTGAAGATTAAAATCGTTGGCATAGTAGATCACATTTGTCGCTGCATGTAACGTCAGACCCATGCCTGCGGTTTGCGGGTTGCCTACAAAAAACCGAACGCCCTCTTCATATTGAAACTTGCGTATGGCTTCCTGCCTGTCGTCATCACTGGTGTCCCCAAAATATGTGACCACGGACCCCGGCCCATACTCTTCGGCCAGCATGCTTTGTATCTTGCGGATGTCATATCGAAAGCGTGACCAGATGATGACCTTGCCTGTCATCTCTTCGATGGTCTGCATTAACGCCTGAGTTCTGTTTGTCTCAAACTCAACCCTGTCGCCGTTGTCCAAGATAACGTGACCACACAGTATCTGCTGCAAGCGCAGCAGTTGTGTCATGATGGCAGGCGCCGACATCAACTCACCGTTGTCCATCTGCACAATGGCATTGTCCCGCATGGTCTTGTAATACCGCACTTGATCCTTGGTCAGCGGCACTTCGCGTGTCACATATATCTTGTCGGGTAGATCGAGCGCCTCTTCCTTCGTGACTCGATACGAGAACCCATCGAGCCGCTCTGATAACTCGTCCAGATTCCTGTAGCCCACTACCATCTGAAAGCTGTGCGCGCCCATGCGTTGCGTGCGCGTGATGGCATAGCGTCCTTGAAATGAATAGTAAGATGGGAAGCCCAGCAAATCTTTGTCCAAGAAGGCACACTGGGCGTACAAATCCATAGGCGACTTTGTAACAGGTGAGCCTGTTAGAATTCGTCTGTATGTTGCGCGCTTACCGAACTCAACCAGTGTCTTAGTTCGCTTGGCTTTGGGATTCTTGATTGTTGTGGACTCATCAACTGCAAGTAAGAAATTACTGCCGCGTGTGAACGCCCCCACAAACGCCGGCAGTTTCTTCGTTGCGAAACCCTCCACGTTTGCCAGAAATATGCGCAAGACTTCACGCTCTTGTACGCCTGCTTTGAGTCGCTCGGCCTGCGCTTTTGTGGGATTCGGATTCCATACATATACCTCGTGGGGCACGCTGTCAGGCAGGTGCCTCGGGATCTCCGATGTTTCCCAGTTGCGATACACGCCCTTCGGCGCCACGATAACGACCGTGTCAATTTTGCCTTGCTCGTAGAGCCATGTAACATTGTCGATCAATACCTTCGACTTACCGCACCCCATCTCCATGAAGTAGCCGTAGTTGATTTTGTCATACGATCTTTGCAACGCCTCTAGCTGGTGCGCGTAGGGCTGCGTCTTAAATGTAAAATCTTCTGGCACGATTCAAGCCTCGTCCTCTTCGTTTTCTTCGACAGGTCTGGGCTTCCACAACCACGAACATGAGTTACAGCGGCCCTTTTCATCGAGGGCTACCTCACAGCGAGGACAAAGACCATCATCGATGATCCTCTGCCACGATCCATCGCCCGGATATACAATCAATGGATCGTCTCCTCGTCACGCTCGTCTTCGTCTTCCTCCAGGTTTTCGCCCCACGCTTCAATCGCATTTTCGTTTGCGCTGCGTATCGCACCAGCGATCACGTCCGAGACGACAATCGGATCGTCAGGATTATTCATCGTCACCAAAGACACACCAGAAGATATCAAAGCAAAAGCTGCGAACTCCGGGTCTAGCTTCATCTCCTTAAACTTCTGGATCAACTCGTCCATCGCCTTAGCAGTATCCATCGCCTGCTTCTTGCTTATCTCTTTACTCGTTAGCTTTCGGTATCCCATGATCTACTCCCAATAACTGCCTTGAACTTCGACTCGCATACACACTGCTTCTTTGTTGATAGGCATGTTCTCCCAAAAGATTTTAGTCGCCGCCACATGGCAGGCTGCGACGGTGTCGAATGCCCCGAAAGGCTCTGTCGAAAACTCTTCGGCACCGTGCGCAGTCACCATGACCAGAATCCAGACGATGTTCACTCGTCGTCTTCCTTGGGCGGGTTGTCCTCTTCGAGCACCCAGTTCATGTATGCATGAGAGTCCTCTTGCCGAACAAACTTCAAATTCTGATGCAACCTGTGCATCAGTTTCTCAAGTTTCGCCACGTCCGACATCCACAGATCGTTGCACTCCCATATCGTCTGCAATGTCGTACGCAACTCGTTGTGCGACTCGAGAAACTCGCGCCGCTGCTCCTCCGTTATTGTAAAGTCAGTCATCTAGTATCTCCCTTCTGTAGGTTTCATCTTCACAGGCGCACTCGTCGCAACGAATGTCCCCAAAATAGCTGGTATGTTCCCAGCATCTCTCACCGCACTGGTCGCACTCGACCCCTTCGTAATCAGCCATCGCTCAACCTCAACCGTGCTTTCATCAACAGGCTTTGCGCTTCATGCAACTTGCTCACGGCGGCATCGACAAGGTCGTGCTCCGCCTGCTCGTAGTTTTCGTCGCCAGTAAACAGCAACTCCGATGATTTATTTACCGCGCGACTCAACAGAAGTTGAGCGTCACGATACTTCTCGGTTCTTACTTTGCCCATCTGATCTTCCTCAAAAATCTGCGCTTCGTCAGACGACGGCGCTTCCTCGACAACACATCGCCCGACTGCCCATGTATGCGCCGAACAACGTGACCATTGACCGATATCTTGCCGGTTTCCAAAAGGGTGGCGCGGTATGGTTCTTCTCTAAAATCAAAATCTATCGGCCCCATGCGTGACCCAAAAATGTAATCGAATTCCCTGTCAATCAGATTGCCATTGTGCAGGGCCGAGAGGCGCATCCGATGAAAGATGCGCTTCTCCTCCTTTTCTTCGTCAGTTAGATCATTCCAATCCATCTCAACACTCCGGATCAACATCGTCAGGTGGCCCATCAGGCTGCTCAATTCCGTTCATCTCGTCCTGGGTTCTGTCATACACGTCCAGATTATGTGCGCCATGTGCAGCGGCCCACGAATCACGGCTCATCCATGTGGCATCCTCTTGCATGCCAATTACCCAGTCTTTTACTCTACCCATTGTTTTCTCCTTGATACTCGTAGTTGTAGTTGTATTCAGCATCCAACCCGTGCCATGCCTCCTCGTAGGCATGGTCCCAGTTTGTGTGATAGCCGGTGGCTACGTCCTCGTCGGCGATACCCTTCGCCCAATGGTCGAGGCTAGGCTCATGGTCGAGCGGTAGTTCTTCCATCAGTCCAACCTCTCGCCATCGACGTACTCGGCGTCCGGCCATTTGTGATCGTCGCCCTGCCCATGTTCCTCGGCAGTCGGCTCGTACTCGAACACGTGACCGTCCTTATGCCACTTCACATGCAACAGCCCCCACTTGATCCAGAAGTTGTACGCCGATTTGACATCACGCAGCGCACCCTCCTTGTCTGTGGGCCAACCCTCAATGTGCTTGGGTTCCCAAAACTGTGTCGTCGTGACGTGATATTCGGCTTCGATAGTCTGCGACATTTCAATCCTCCATCTGTGGCTCCGGTTCGAACCAGACCTTCTCGCCTGTCTCGGACCCATAGCCCTTGTTGTACTCGCCGATCTCCTCGACACTCATGTGCTCGGACTCCACCACCTGACAGCCATGATCGCTGTACCAATGCCAGTGCGGATTGTATGGCCGACCATAATACCTGTCCGCCGATCCACGGTCTCTGGGAGAGCCGTGCTTTTTGTCACCTCGTTTAGTCATCCCAACGGTCCTCCGCCTCGATAATGCCCTCGACAAAATACATGTGCTTCTTCCGCTTCAGCTTGCCATCCTCGAAAACATAAATGCCATGCGGCATTGGCCGGACTCCAAAACCCGGATTCCTTCGCACACGATACACATATATCCTGTCCGCAAATTGCTGGCCTTCCTTCAATGGGAATGCCTCACGACTCCGAGCTATCTTCTCACCCAACTTTGTGATCGTGTCACAAATCGGAAGCAGACGGTTCGAGACATGCTGTCCACCGTCCCCGATGATCTGTTGTTCAGCGTAATAGCTAGGCATTTCTTTCATCCTCCAACTTTTGCAGCTTTCTGCAAAAACGTATCCACTGGCGGTTGTAGCCAGCGCCATACTCACCACGGTCGTTCTCAGCCTGTGCTCTCTTGGCCGACTCGCCGAGCCGCTTTAACTCTTGTTCCCGACGCCACTGCTTCGGATTCATCACAACGGTCTTCATGTCTATCTCCGTTTGTTGGGTGTTAATGTATAGTACAACAATATCCAACATTGTCAAAATGGTTTGTGACGTTTTCGTATATGCCTTTTCTACGGGTAATGTGTTCGATGAAAAAAATTCTGAAAAAAGTGTCACAAGTGTCACAAAGCATGGTTTTTGGTCCGCGAACCGTTGTCCTGCTTCAAAAACGTCTGTGACACTTCGTGATTTTGTAGTGTCACAACAAGACAGATAAGTGTCACAAACAGTCGTTTGCCCTATTGGAACGCGCGTGCTTTTTCGAAATGTTTGACGAAACCCGAAAAAATTCGTTATACACGAGACATGGGACGCCCTGCTGGATTGACCGAAAGACAACGCACCTTCGCCAAATATTATGTCGAGGGTCGGTACTCGAATGCCGAGTGTGCACGCAAAGCCGGATACGCTGAGAAGAGTGCCGCTGTCCAAGCCGCAAAACTTCTCGACGGTCACAGCTTTCCCGATGTCCCTGTTCTGATCAAAGAACTTCGAGAAGCACGCGAACGTCGATACGGCGTCACCTTGCTCAATCAACTCAAACGATTTGAAGATTTGTCCATCGCTGCTGAAGAGGCAGGACAGTTTTCTGCCGCGATCAACGCCGAGAAGATTCGATCTTCGCTTGGCGGTTTGACTATCGACAGACGCGAGTCCACCCACGTTCATCAGCTTGACAAACTTTCGCGAGAAGAAATCGTCGCGAGATTGGCCTCGATCAGAAGCCAGTATCCCCATGCCTTCACCGATATGAAACAGGTGGCCGATGCCAAAGACAGAAGCGACTCTGTGGAAATCGTTGAAGCAGAATTTACCGAACAAGACACACGCGCAACGGGTTGAGAACCGTTCATCGCAAGGCATGCCAGATGTGTATGTTTGCATGGATGGTGTGCCGTTTTGGCTCGAATTAAAAATAATAAAGAATAACCGAGTCTCGGTGTCTAAATCCCAAATTGCTTGGAATCTGGCGCATTCGCGTTGCGGTGGCGTTAGTTTTTTCTTGCTACATGCACCCTCGACCGGTGATGTATTTTTATTTGAGGGCAGATATGCGCTCGAAATCCATGATTCGCGGATCGATGACCTGTGCGCCTGCGGCCCTGCGCCGTCATGGTATGGGCCGCTGCGCGAATTACCTGCGAACCTGCGACCTGCGGCCCTATCGTTATGGGGCGCGAAGCTCGAGCAGCAGCCCGAGGTATGACTCGGGCTGTTAGTGTTGAACGATTGCAATAGACTTGGCTTTTTTGGATGCGCCGGCGCATAGCTTGCACGTGTCGCACGTGGCCCGGCGTCCGGCTTCTTTGCTGGCCGGACATAGGATCTCAAAACCAGCCAGCAGCTGGTCGGTGTTTTGGATCACGCGAAAGGTCCGCTTTCCATCTTGCCATGCTGCAATGGCCTCGGCTTCGGTGTCTGCGCTGATCATGAATAAATCGGGATCGGTCGGGACTAGACCGTCCTGGTGGGTGTAAGCCGTATGACCTACCGCCTTAGATAGCAGGCTATCCCAAATATATTTTGGAACTGCGGCGCCGTCGCCGTATGTTCCGATTCGCACCATGCGCCCGGCGCCTATCTCGGCAATGGCATCATGCCCGGTGATTACAGGATATCCACCTTTTTGCAGATGTTTCCATGTGATCAAAACACCTTGAAAAAGTTTGACGTAGCACCTGCGGCCTTTGGCATGTTTGCCCGGCGCGTCTGCTGCGACCGGTTCGCCTCGGAACTGACAGTCTCCGCAGATGCTATAATCATGGCCGAGCTTGTTATTCAGCATCGGATCGAGTCCGTTGTCACATAGTATATACGTCTGCACCATGTCGCCGGTTTTCGTGTTCCGGCTTTTGGCTATCGCTATGACTACGACGGGCTGTCCGTCAATCTGTGACGGCCCTCGGTATATGATTCCTGATTTCATCTCTTTAACTCCCATTTAATAAATTACTATACAACACAATAAAACAAAAACCAATTGTTTCTGCGCTGCGGCTGCGACCTGCGCGCTTATCGTTATCCCGGCGACCTGCCTGGGGACTCGGGCTTGCGACCTGCGCTTCAAAAAAAGACCTGCGGACGCAGGTCTTTTTTTGGCGTAGCCAGGAAAAAAACCCGGAGCCGAAGCTCCGGGTTGCCAGCCGACTAGGACGGCTGGTTGAACGGCCACGGTTCGCCATAGTGTTCCCTCCATTCATCCGTGGCCTGTACAAGGATTCCGTGTTCTCTAACCTGTGCGGCGTACATGTCACCGAGGTCGCCGTATGATCCGGCGGCAGGCGACTCACCAAGCACGAACCAACGCGCATGTTGATTGCCCTTTTCTTTGTCGGGCCGTTGCCATGTCTTCAAAACTTTCCATGTCAACGCACCTGCACGATAGGTCGCGTAAGGCTCGGCTGTCCCATTGCGGACAGCTTCCGCCGAGATTGATTTTCCGAAAGGGTTGGATTTCCTAGTCATCGCTTTCTCCTTTTTCTAACGATGTTTTATTATACACGATTATGCAACACAACAAAGCAGAAACTGCGCTTGCGTTCCTCAAAACAACCTGCGAACGCAGGTTGTTTTTTTCGACCTGCGGCCTTGCGCCCGAAGAAAAGACCTGCGAACGCAGGTCTTTTCTTGGAACAGCCTGGCAAAAAAAGACCCGGCGAAAGCCGGGTCTTTCTCTAGGGAACTTCATGTTCCGCTGGCCTTTGGGAATCGGTCGGTGATTCTGTACCGACCATTCTTCAGTTCGATCCCATAACCGTGGTTATGCCGGAGCGACCAGATTGCTGTGTGGATTGTGTTCCGCTTGAGCTTGGTATGCTCCATTAGACCAGTTGCAGTCATGCCGCTTAATTGCACTTTGGAAAGCTCCCCCCAGACAGCCGTCTCGGTTTTGGACATGCCGCTTGCCGACCGTGCCTTCGGCATCTCGACCAGCGTCGCGCTACCGGAGATCCCCTTGGCGTTGTTCAACGCTTCGGTGAGCGTGGCCTTCCGCTGGACTTGATTGGTGATAATCGACTGGCATGTTGCAATTTGTTGCTCCAGCCATTCGATGTGGTCTTGTCTGACTATCGTCTTCATTTGTCGTCTCCCTAGTTGACGTTGTTGACCTTAGAAGTATGCACCAACATGCAACACAATACAACAGCTTTGTGTCGGGGTTACTGGAGCGCATTGCCGTAGGAGCGTCGGCTTGTCGCACCCCTGCCCCCCTTGCGAGCGAAGCATACATATGCGCTAGCATATGTATGCTGGGTTGATAAATTCAGCGGCTCATAATATCGTTCGGGTCATGGACACGGGTAACTTAGACCTCCTCCCCGAAGAAGTGCTCAAAGAGATGTTGATGCTGGAAGAACAGCGTCAGCGGCTCGAGTTGCGCGATACGGCTAAAGATAATTTTATGGAATACGTCATGCATGTGTATGACGGGTTCATCGTGGGCCGGCATCATAAAATCATTNCAGAAAAGCTGGAGCGCATCGCATCGGGTGACTTGAAGCGTTTGATTGTGAACATGCCGCCTCGTCATTCGAAGTCGGAGTTCGCGTCTTACCTCATGCCTTCGTGGTTCTT